ATGTGGGTTTTCGTGGCCCACTGATACCTGCGGATATGATCAGCATATTAAATTCGTTAGGCACAAGAACAAAAACTGGAATGGTACAACCAAAGCCAGTTTTGTAGAGTTTGTTTCAGAATATGCAGCCGCCCTGAAAGGTGGTGACGCATGAACGGCCACACGCCATGCGGCTGCGACGTCTGCATAGAAACCCGACGGATCAAACGCCTGCACAATTACTACCCTGCGAGCTTCAAGAACCTGCCGGAAGAACCAGACAGCGCCGCCTCGCCGTATGACCAGGAGCCCTATGTCTTGCCTGAGTGGGTGGTCTGGTTCGCCTTTGTGTGTCTCGGGATTGTGCTCGGGGGGGTGATCGCATGAGAGACCGCATTGCAGAGATAATTGATGACGCTGTTTCTGAAATAGATTGGCCCGAGGCTTCATGGATGATGGACCCAGAAATAGCGCACAAACAGGCGCTAGATCTGGTTTCCGCTGAACGTGGTAAGATTGCCGACGCCATCATCGCAGCCCTGCCAGAGATGATTGCGCCGCTGGTTTTTAACGGGAATCCCCATTGGCCCACATCATCAATTTCACAATGTTGCAAATACAGCGTTGAGGAACAAGACGAGGGGAGTTGGTCAGTATCAATGGCTGATGACACAATAGGGTTCTACGACAGCCTTGATGAAGCGCTGGACGCGATGAACACCCACCACCGCGCAGCTATCATGGCCGCGTTTCAGGAGGTGAAGCCATGAGCCGCGAAACAATCAAGCTCGCACCTTGCAGACCAGGCGAAGAGGCCCAGGCATTTACCCAGGCGCTCGATGGCGCGCTGCCAGGTGAGCTGTTGCTTTACCATGTCGGGTTTACATGTGAGGTGCCGACCAGACTCAAGGCTGCGGTAGGTTTAGCCAGCGACCAAGGGCTGTGCTTCCTGTCGCAACGGCCGACCACGAGCTCTGAGCATGTGGGAGAGCGAACCTTTCACTATCTGGCAACAAAAGCCCATCCTAAGCGGTCATCAAAGAGGTCTCGCCGGTGATGGGCTATTTGATCCTTGGCCGCATTGTCCTGGCGGTGGCTTGCGCCGCCGGGGCGTTCCAGATCCTACTCACGTTGTCCGAGATCCTGGGTCTTTAACAGGGTAGTTTACCGAGATTGGGCTTTGGTGTAGCTTCGCGCAAAATTGGCCTGGAGAGATCACATGACACAAGCGGCGCTTAACACATGGCTGGCACTCCCAGCGGACACCTGGACCCTCGTATCCGAGATCGACTGCACGTTCGTTGTGGTCAAGGGTACGGTTGAGGTTTTAGGGATGGACGGCGCGGCTCCGGTCGATGCTAACCGCGGTATCCCCTACCGGATCGGATCTGGTGAGGACGTGGCAACCGGCACGCTTGCAAGGTTTATTGGTGCAGGAACCTCCGACCGCATTTATATGATCTCGCGTGGAGAAGTTGGCGCGGCGTTTGTGTCTCGCGCGGCCGTTTCCTAATGATCGGCATTGCATCGCCACTTGACGGCCTGCCATCACCTTTAGGGGTTAATGTGGCGTCGGCCATTGCTGCCCTAAGCCTACCCGACACGCGCCTGTTTGACGGGCTGTATCAGCGCTCGGAATTGCTCTTTTCGTCCCTCGTGCCTCTTAGCCCTTTGCTGGACAACGGAACGGATAAGGTAGCCTTTGCTGTTGATACATCGCAGGGCGTGAACGTAACGGCTTCGGGAAGCACCCGGACCTTCTCGGGGCTTGGGGCTGAGAAGGTCACGAATGGCACTTTTGCAACAGACACAACCGGATGGACCGAATCTGCGGTCGGAGCGATTAGCGCGGTAGGCGGTCGTTTACGTGTTGAAATGGTTGTTCAATTTGACCGGGCGCGGCAGTCGGTAACGACGGAGGTAGGAAAAACTTACATTTTTGAGTATGAAGCCTACGCGGGGACGACTGCGCCTCTGGTCAGGCTGGGGTCTACTAGTGACGGAACGCAATACTTAAATGCCGGCGCGGGCGCGGCGTCTGTGGTTTTCATCGCAACCACAACAACAACGTACGTCTCACTGTGGGTCAATAACAATGTAACGACCGGAGCATATGCGGAGTTTGACAACGTATCCGTCAAAGAAATCCCCGGCATCCACGGCGTTCAAACCACTCCCAACGACAAACCGTCTTATGATTGGGATAACCTCACGCTCGACTACCCCGGCACGACGCAGCATCTTGATTACCTAAATGCGGCGCTTGGCGACGATGTGGTCATAATGATGTTGGTGAAGATCCCTGCCAGCGACACCGACGCCATATTGATTGGTGGCCCTGCGTCTGAGTTCGCGCTGATTTACGACGACGGCAACACAAGCACTACGCTTAGCTCCGGGGCTGGGTCGCCTTCCTACCGCCTAAACGGGGTCTCTGCATCATGGTCAACGCGCGACGATGTGCACACTGCAATAGCGACTGACGCATGGTCAATCGTTGGCATTCATGGCGCTGACCTTTCGGCATCGGCTTGGCGTGATTTGCGTCTGTCCGGTTACGGCAACGCCACAGACCAGAATATTGACGGCCTCGTCAAAGCGTCTGTTGCCATGCAAGCCCCAAGTCTCGCAGACCGCAATCAGGCGGGCAATTATCTCGCGTCTCTGATCGACGGCCTCTCATACACGGATGAAACCTAATGACGGATGAGCCAACCCCGATTGCCTACACCTGCGTCATGTGGGGTGCTGTTGAAATCAAGGACCAAATGAACGCGCTCGGAGCATTGTTCGGATGGTCAGGCGATAACTTCGCCATGCAAGCTGTCGTCCTCAGCGACCCAACTGTCGTGGTCGAGGTCTATGGATACAACGACGGCGTTTCAGTCGCTTGGCGGGACATGATTGTTAACCGTGTATTCGTCGTACCGGAAGGCTCTACAGCGGCGCAGATCAACGGCCTCTTGGACGCGATGGGCTTCCTGTTTCGCCCGATCATGGCGGGGCAATCTGGGCGGGATGTGCGCGACGGGCAGATTGCTGAATACCTGACGGCAAACGGCCTCACGGCTCTCGCCTCCCCCGACATTTGACCTATGGTAACTCAGACCTGGACCTATGAAACCAGCCCGGTAGCCTGGCAGTACAAGCTCGACCGCTCGTTTGCCGCGTTCATCATCGGGCCGGTCGGGTCGGGTAAGTCTGTTCCATCCCTCCAGCGCATCCTCGATATTGGCCAAGAGCAAGCGCCAAGCGAAGACGGGATCTGCCGGTCAAGGTTCGCGGTCATCCGCAACACCCTGCCCGAGCTCCGATCAACAACAGCTGTCACCTATGGCCAGATCTACCCGAGCGATGCATTTGGCGATATCATTTGGCGTTCGCCTGCCACTCACATGATCCAGCCGCGAGGCTCTGGCTTGGAGATCGAGGTCAATATGATCGCGCTCGACAAGCCAAAGGACGTGAAGAAGCTCCTATCGCTTGAGCTTACCGGCGCGTTCATTAACGAAATGCGAGAGGTGCCGCGCTCGGTCATTACACGCCTGACTGAGCGTGTCGGCCGGTTCGGAGTGAACGAGCGCCCGACCACCTGGAGCGGGATCTGGGGCGACACAAACCCGCCCGACGCGGATCACTGGCTCTATGGATGGCACCACCGCGACACACCGGAGGGCTACACGTTCCACCAGCAACCGCCTGGCGTTCTGGAGGTCACTCCTCGCGGCGGCGGTGTCGAGATCACAGACGAGAATTTCCCAGGCTACAAAGGCGTTCGGCTGACTTCGGCTGAGGTGCTGGTTTACTTCCGAGGCAAGGCCCGGCGTGTCGATTGCCCCATCGAGGTTATACGGGCAGCCGAGCGGTTCTGGATCGTGAACCCCTGGCAAGAAAACCTTGTCGCGCTGTCCCGTGTCGATGCTGGGTCCAATCCCCTGGGCAAGCGCAGCTACTATGGGCGAGCCCTAGCCGGTAAAACCCTTGAGGAGATCCAGAGTTACCTCCAGGGCGTCTACACGTTCGTTAGCGATGGTCGGCGCGTCGTGCCGCAATACAATGGCCAGGTGCACGGGCGTGAAGATGTGCCGATCCTGGAGGACGAGCCAATCTATATTGGCGCGGATATCGGTGGCGGAACGCTCCAGCCCTCAGCTCTCCTCTTTCAAAAGCACCCTCGTGGCGTCCTCTTGGCGCACCGCGAGGTTGTTTGCTTTGATATGGGGATCAAGCGCTTCGGTGATCTGTTGGGCGAGGCCCTGGTTAAATACTTTCCTGACCATGTGTCGCGCGGCCTGGCTGGCACTGGCTGGGGTGATCCGGCCGGGGGTAAGCGTGACGAGATATTCGAGACCGCGAGCTTCGACTTCCTGCGCGAGCACCACAACATAAAGCTGCAACCTGCACCAACCCAAGACCCCAAGATGAGGATCGGTGCCCTGGCTGGCCCATGCGAGCGGATGATTGACGGCAAGCCGGGCTTGATGCTGAACAAGCGCAACTGCCCGATGCTCCACAAAGGCCTGATGGGTGCCTGGCACTTCAAGCGCTTGGCGGTATCTGGCGAGGATCGCTATGCTGATGCGCCATCAAAGAACGACGTGAGCCACATTTGCGACGGTGCGGGCTACGGCTTCCTTGGCGTAGGGGAGTTTGCGCACCTGGGCGGGCGTAATGTGCGCGGCAGATCCAAGCCACAAGCCCAGGCCGATGGTGAATTTAGCGTATTCTAGTTGACTGTGCAGTAGGGTGCGCTGTATGGCTTTTACCACATAACAAGGGGTTAACCTTATGTGGAACAGAAGTGTGCAGATGGGACCGATACCACCACCCTGGGCAGAGCACGCAAAAGCCGAAGAAAAACAACGCCTTGAGGTAATACATCAGCGATTAGAGCGCAAATCCGCGTCAATCGAGGAGCTATTGACCGAACGCCGCAAGATAATGACCAGGTGCATCAGACGTATGCGCCGGAAAGAGGGGAAGACATGATGCCTTATGGTTGGTGGATCCTTCCCGGTGCCCTGGTTGGCGCTGTCACCACGTCAAACCTGTAAATATCAGGCGGCGGCTTAACAGCCCCGCCCGCCACCCAACTGGAGCAAACCAAATGAAAACCATCACACCCACACCGACCCCTACCACGTTTTTTCTACCTGCTAACGATCTACGCGCGGCGTTCAAGTGCATCAGCACTGAACAGGCCCGTTACTATCTCGGCGGCGTGTTTGTCGAATCTGACAAGCTGGTCGCACTGGACGGCAACCAGATGATCACGATTGACTTGCCGGACGGCCACCACGTCGGCACGGAATGTTTCACCCAAGGCATGGAATGTTTCACCCAAGGCATGGACGCGCCACGGATGCCCGCCGCGACCGGCGCGCCTCCGGGCGCAGGGTTCATCCTGTCCTGTGACGCAACCGACAAAGCGTTCAAAGCCAAGGTGGCTGGCGGCGACCTTTGGGTTTACGGTGACACCACGACCGGCATCCTGCAATTTGCGATCAACCACGGCAAGGGCGGCGAGATGTTCCGCACCGGCGTGCTGGAATTTACCGTTATCGACGGCACATATCCCGACTGGCGGCGCGCGGTGGCCAAAGGCGACGGGGGCACGTCCGTTATGTCCTACGATCCGACCGTGCTGAACAAGATGATCAAGGCCGCCGACGTGATCGAAAAGGGCCGACCGATCCGGATGACCAGCGGTCAATCCGAGGGCGATCCGATCCGGGTGGAGTTCAAAGGGCTTGGTCGGCTGCGCGGCACGCTCATGCCAGTGCGGTGGACTAAGGCAGTTATAGCATCGGTGCGCAAGTGACCCACGCCATCTTCATTTGCGAGGTGTGCGGCGGGGTGTTCGACCAGACGTGCCCGACCTGCCCTGATCGCGGTGGTGGTCGCGGCTTCACAGTTGGCGAGATCATGGACCACCTGCGCGCCTGCAAGACGGTGGCGGATGTGAACGCCTGCGCTACCAACTTCGGATCTCACGTTCGTGCCCTGCTCGCGCCTGGTCACGGTGTCGAGGGTGCCAAGACGATGGCTATACAGATCAAGAACCTGGCCAAATACCGGCGCTGGTTCATTGGCGAAACCTGGAGGAAGAAATGAGTAACCGAATGACAGCGGCCAACCTACGGGCGTTCCGTGCAGCTGATGGCGACAACACGGCAAAGCGGAGCTACACAGACCGAGAGGGGCCAATCCATAAGGCGATTTTGGAGCTCCTTGACCTCAAGCTCCCGCCTTTTTCTATCTACCACCACAGCCCTAACGAGCTGGACATGAGAGGGCCGGAGGCGGCGCGTCAGATCGCCAAGGCTCGCAATCTCGGCACCCGCAAAGGCTGGCCGGATATCGAGATCATATGGCAAGGCCAGGCGTTCTTTATAGAGGTTAAGGCGGGTAATGGTCCGCTGAGCGCAGACCAAGTAGCCTGCCATCAAGAGTTGATGGAAGCTGGGGCTGAGGTTGCCCTGGTGCGCTCGGTGGATGATGCCGAAACGGCGCTTAGGGTCTGGGGGATGACATGAGGATATTGATTGCTTGCGAGTATTCCGGGGGCGCGCTGATATGAAATGCACCAGATGCAACGCACGCCAAGAGCGGATCGTGCTGTTTCCGTGCCTCCCCCAAACGTCTGCCATCCCTTACGGTGAAGAGGCGGTGCCATCGCCTGAGCCAATAAGGTTGCGCTGGGCCTGCCATGATTGCGGCCGGTATCACAACAAGGACGGCACCGCTTACGAGCCAGACGGAGAAGGCCTATGAATACGCCGGAAAAGCGCCGTGACCGGATCCTGTCTAAGATCATGGATCGAGTGATCGAGGATGAAGAAACCGGCTGTTGGGAGTGGCAAGGGCCAACCTCCGGCGGTGGTCGCGGTGGCGGATATGGCCGGATGCACCTGGACGGGCAGACGGTCGCGGTCCACCTGGTAGTGTTCTGCCATTTTCATGGCTACATCCCAGGCAAGAAGCAGGTTGACCACACCTGCGAGAACCGCCGGTGTTGCAATCCTGACCATCTTGACCTGGTGACGCACCTGGAGAACCAGCGCCGCAAGACACGGCGCGAGCTGGTGCAAATTTTGGAGGAAGCCCGTTGAGTAATCCCGACCTAAACCTGTCCGTCCCGTCGCTCATGGCGGCGTGTAAGGGCAACGTATCAATGCTGCCCAGCTTCATGGTGCACGACAATGACGTGTGGCCAAGGTCCGCAGTGATCCGCACGGACAGCAAAGGCAGGATCCACATGCGCCGGGCCGCGTTTGAAGCCGTCGTTATGGGGCAACTGCCTCTGCGCGCCGGTCTTTGGCAGCGTGTCGATGTGCAAGAGTTCTTTATCGCCCTTGAGGCGCATCACCTGGGCGGCGGTTCTGACCAGGTGGGAGGTGATCGCATGGGAGCTGCGCGTGGCGTGGCAATGGCAGACAAGGCCGGAAGGCTGGCAGGGGATCAGGGATATGGCGAGGCTTTACGAGGGGATCACCGGAAACAGGACCTTGCACGAGATGTGCGAGAAGCTAAGGAAGCCGGAACGAGCGGAAGCGTTGGCTCAAATGTCTTCACTGGAGTTCGTAGCGAATAACGCCAGATGGTCTTGGACCTTAGAGGATGATGACGGCGAGTTCCTATGCAGCATGGCTATCCTGCCCGACATTGGGCGGCGCGGCTGGTTCGTCTCATACCCTGGCGCAGCGGTGCGCTCGGCAGCTCAGATCCGGTGCATGTTTCGGGTCTACAAGATCATGCGAGACGACGCCCAGATCTATGACGAGCTCCGCGCCTGGGTCGCGCACGACGACGCGCGAGCAATAAGGTTTGCCGAATGGTTCGGTTTCCGGTTAGATTGCGGCCCAGCGGCCGGGTTTTCACCCACAGGCCGTGACATGAGTTTATTCCTCTGGAGGTTGTCATGAGCGGAATGTTTGGCGGTAAGAGCGGTGCGCAAGATGAGGCTAAGCGGCAGGGGGCGGCAGCGCGTCGGCAAACCCAGACCGGAAACGAGGAAGCCAACCGGGCACAGCAACGCGGCGAGCGCGGCGGATCTGGCGGCGGCACGCGCGGCCGGGATATGCTGATGGGCAACCTGTCCAAGCGCCTCAAAGGCACATTGGGAGGCTAATCTATGGCACAGTGGACGGTAGAGCACGCCTGGAAGGCGATCAATAGGGCCAAGACCGACAAGACCAGCTCAGATACGCTTTACCGCGAAGCTATGGAGCTGGTGTTTCCAGATCGAGAGAATTTCAACAAGTCTGCCGAGGGGCAGCAAAAGGCGGCTTACAATTGGGACAGCACGCCCCAGGTTTCCGTCATTCGCGCGGCTAACCGGCTCTCTGCCGACTTCACGCCACAGTTCCAGGATTGGTTCGAGGTAGGCTTGGGCCCGGCAGCTGAGCAAATGCCTGACCAGGCCTTCAAGGAAGCGGTAGGTAAATCGAAAGAAGAAGCCAAGGCAGAGCTTGAGGGCATTACCAACATTTGCCAGGCGGTGTTTAACGGTCCAGGCTGGCCCACAGCGTCAAACGAGACCTACATAGATTGGCACTTTGGCCAGGGCGGTATGAAGATCATGCCGAATGAGGATCACATGGGCGAGCCGGTGATCTTTCAATCCATGCCGCTATCGCACTTCTACGCCTACGAGGGGCCAAACGGCCGTCTTGATCGGTGGTTCTTTTGGCATGAGGTCCGCGCGGATGTAATCATGGCTGAGTGGCCTGATGCGAAGCTGCCCAAGCACATCGAGGAGGAGGCCGCAAAGCCTGCCCCTGCGAATATCAAGCTCGCCTCGTGCGTTTACCGAGACTACGACGAAAAGGACAAGCCTTTCCGTTACGAGGTGTTTTGGCGGAAGGGTGCAGAAAAAGCGCGGATCGTTGAACGTCAAAGCCGCACTGGGGCCTTTGTTACCCCGCGTTATGCAAAGCTGCCCGGCGAGAACCGTGGGCGCGGCCCGGTGACTTTCGCCCTGCCTGATATCCGCACGGCAAACAAGATTGTCGAGCTCACGCTGCGCTCTGTCGCCATCGCTGTGGCTGGTGTCTACACGGCTGTTGATACAGGAGTGGTTGGTCCAATCTCGATCAAGCCTTACTCGATCATTCAGGTACGCAAGAACGGCGGGCCGGATGGTCCAAGCCTCCAGCGTCTTGATAATCCGCAACGCATCGACTTCGGCCAGATCGTGCTTGAGAGCCTCCACGAGAACATCAAGAAGATCATCGGTGACAGTAGCCTACCGCCCGAGGCTGGCGCTATCCGCACCGCAACCGAGTTCATTCAGCGCGCGCGCGAGCTCGTGGCGGATCAAGCCGGTGGCCTCGGCCGCTTGTATGCTGAGCTTATCATCCCGGCCGTTCAGCGCGTCGTTGATATCCTGGAAAGCAAGCAGATCTTGCCAACGGACGGCTTGAAGATCGACCAGTTTTTGATCGAGGTCCGCATGACCAGCCCGCTTGCGCGTGGTGAGGCGATGGGCGAGGTCGAAAACATTGTGCGCTTTATGGAGATGCTTAAGGCGCTGGGTGGTGACGAGCTCATGGCGTTTGAGGTTAACCTTGAAACGACCACGCCGTACCTGGCGGATCTGATGAACGTGCCCCAAAAACTGCGCACTAATGAGGCTGAAAAGGCCGCAATCAAGAAGGCGGCGGCTCAGCAAGGCGCAGCGGCGCAGGGCGCAGATCCCAACGTCGCGGCGGAAGCGATGGATGCACAAGAGGAGCAAATGCAAGGTGGCCAGTAAAACCCAGGGGATTGACGCCCTATTCGAGAACGCAGACAGCCCGGCCTGGGTGGACCTGATGGAACGGGCTCAGGAGCAGGCCCCAATTCCCCAGGGCGTTGACCCTGGGCTCTACGCTGTTGTCTTCAACACGCCAGCTGGGCGCGAGCTCTTGGCCGAGATGTATAACCAATACGTCAACGTCACGCGCTGCGTTCCAGGTCAGGGCACAGAGGCGGCGTTCTACCGCGAGGGCATGGCGCAAGTCGTGTTCAACATAGTCCACAACATCAACCGAGCTGAACAAGGAGAAGACTGATGCCCAAGAAAGATGATCTGATTGACGCGGCAAATGCCCGAGGGCTCGTGCTCGACGGTAACGAAACCATCGCCATGCTTGAGGGCATGATTGATCGCCATGACGAACACCAGGGCGATGGTGAAGGCGATGGTGAAGGCGAATACCAGGGCGATGGTGAGGGCACCAGCCGGGACTTCGAGGAGCGACAGCCACCAAATGTGGTTCGCGCGAAGGTCACACGCGGATCACGTCGCCGGATTGAGCGCGCTATGGCTCGCCTCAGCCTGGATCTGGATGAAGCGATCAAGGAATTTGACGCCCAGGTGTTTGAGGCCGACGCGGAAGGCAATCGCACGGGCGATTGGTCGGTGGTCAAGGGCCTTAAAGGTGTCAAGAAAGGCGTGAACGACGCGGTGAACGACCTCCTCGCAATTTAATACACGACCACGACCACACCCCAAAAAACTAGGAGATATCTTGAATGTGGAAATTTTGGCAACATCATGCCCCCGTATGGAAGCCCGAAGGTGAGGGCGCAGGCGCAGGCGGTGGCGCTGGTGAAGGTGGCCAGGGCGAAGGCGGCGAAGCTGGAGCTGGCGAAGGTGGAGAGGGCCAAGGCGGTTCCTCAATACTGGACTTTGCACAGAAGCCCGCTGCCCCTGGCGATAAGACGCCAGAGGGAGAGGGTGGAGAGTGGAAGCTGCCCGAGGGTGTTGAGCTGCCAGATCACCTCATGGGCACGACGGCTGATGAAACTCTGGCTAAGCTAAGCAAGGCTTACCTGGGGTCGCGCAAAGAGCTGTCCCAGAAAGGCAGGGCTGAGGGCAAGCTGGAAGGCTCGGTTCCCGATAGCCCAGACGGTTACAAGTTCGAGGCCGAGGGCGATGACGACAAGGTAGCTCAGGAGCTCAACAGTGAGGCCTCAAAGCCCTATGTCGATGCCTTCCGCAAAGCTGCGCACGAGCTTGGGATGCCAGACCAGGTGTTTTCACAGCTCATGCGCCAGGGTCTTGCTGGCATTGCTGAGGGGGGGATGCCTATTGGTGCCTCTACAGAGGAAGCGCAGCAAATTAGCGGAGACGCTGAGATGAAGGCGCTTAGCGATAATGTGGGAAAGGCTGAGGCCAGAACCATCATCAACACAATCGGCGTTTACGCTGACAAGCTGCAAGCTCGCGGCGTCTTGAAAGATGATGCCGATATCGCGGAGTTTTCGCAAATGGTCGGCACCGCTCGTGCGGCTGAGATCTTCCATACCATTTTGACCGGCGAGCTTGGTGAAAAGCCAATCCCGCCGAGTGAAGGAATGGACGCGACTGTCTCATCTACTCAGGCTTACGCCAACCACGCGGCCGCAAGTAAAATGCCACCAGGCGCAGAGCGTGACGAGGCCATGAAGGAGGCTCAGGCAGGCTTCGGCAAGGCGTTCGGCACGAACCCCACGGCTACTGGATCTGTGCGCTCGAACGTGCTATAGATCTGGCCTGCTCTATCCCAGGCCAGTAAGCTACTAAAACAACACCCGCCCCGCCTCTCAACGATGCGCCTCTGGGCGGGTTTTTTTGTGCCCGCTTGCCAGGTGCTCTATCTTCCGTCATATTGCCGCCCAAGATGCAGACCCGCGAGACACGGCACCCGGCTTCATGCAAGGCCCGTCACCCTCAAGGCCCTCGATCTGAACGATTGAAACCTTGAAGGAGCATCGGCCATGAAACGCCTTATGATCGCATCTACACTTTCCGCCTGCCTCGCTGGGTCTGCCGCCTACGCATCGGCGGCAATCTCCCATCTTGAAACACGGTTTTCGTTACCGTTTGACTTCCAAGTCTCGCATTTCCTGGCGTCTGAGGCCGGGTCGATCTCGCTGTCTGTCGCGGCAATCGCCAGCTTTGACGCTGACGTGAAGCACGCATATCAAGACATGGGCAAGCTGCGCGATACTGTCCGTATCAAGAGCGGCGTTGTCGGCTCGACACACCGTTTCCCGAAGCTCGGCAAAGGCCTGGCCACTCGTCGCGTAAAGCAAACCGACGTGGTGCCCATGAACCTGGTGCACACGAACACCACCGCCACGCTGGAGGATTGGAACGGGGCCGAATATACGGACGTATTCGACAACGACAAAACCAACGTCTCCGAGCGTGAGGAGCTGGCTGGTTCCATCGCCAAGGCTATCAGCCGTCGTGAGGATCAGCTTTTGATCGACGCGCTGGAGGCGACAAACTCCACTCTTGCTGTTGCCTCGTCTGTTGGTGGTGCCAATACTGACCTGAACGTGTCCAAGCTGCGCCGTGCATCGCGCCTCTTGGGAGATGGCGGTGTCGGTGAGGATGAAAGCATCACTTATGTGGGCTCCTACATCGGCCGCGAGGGTCTGCTGGGAGAAACCGAGGCCACGAGCGCGGACTTCAACTCGGTTCGCGCCCTGGTCAACGGGGATATCTCTTCCTTCCTCGGCATGGCTTTCAAGTGGATTGCCACGCGCGCAGAGGGTGGCTTGGACCTTACCGGCGGGGATCGCACCACTTTCGCTTATGCGCGCTCGGCCATTGGCCACGCCATCGGTATGGATCAGCGCATGGAGGTTAACTACATTCCGACCAAAACCTCTTGGCTGGCAAACATGCTGTTCTCGGCTGGCTCGATTGAGATTGACGCTGGCGGCGTTGTCGAAGTGACCTGCGACGAAAACGGCGCATAATTCACTGAGGGGGCGGGCCAGGCTTGCCCCTTTTTGAAACTTAAACGGGAGAAAGTAAGATGGCTTTCGATTATCAATTCCTCCAGAATTTCTCTGGTTCGGGCGCTGGCCTTAAGATGTTTGGCTATTTGAGTGCAACTGACGACGCGACCGCTATTGCCGCGTCTGGCTACTTCAACACTGCCGCTGATATCCTTAACGTGGGTGATCGCATTGTTTGCCAGGCCTCCGATGGCCAGCTTGACCGCACAGTCCTTACGATCACGGCGGGCGTTGTTGTTACTCGCGGCCTTGGGCTTGAGGCGACTGATACCTGGAACGCGGGCTCTATTGCCGATGGCGACGAGGTAGCCGTGGATATCACTGTGACGGGTGCTGAGCTTGGCGATTTCGTCCTGGCTTCGGTGGCTGTTGATGTGGCTGACCTGGCGCTGAGCGCTGCGGTGACTGCCGCAGATACCGTCACGGCTGTTCTGTCAAACAACACGGGTGGCGCAATTGACCTTGCCTCTACGGCATTGAAAGTTCGCGTTATCAAATAATCCGCTGGGGTGTGGATGACGAAGGACGGGCCGGGGTCGCAAGGCTTCGGCCCATTTTCTTAGGAGGCACTCGATGACCACAGATAGCCGCGAAGACGTAGCCTCTCAGGCTCTCGCCCGCTTAGGCGAGCCCGCAATCTCCTCGTTTGAGGAGGACAGCGACACCGCCGAGAAGGTGAACCAGCTTTACGAGCCAACCATTTTGCAGCTTCTCAGCTCCCACGATTGGAGCTTTGCCACCAAGCGCAAGGCTCTTGAGGAAGACGCTGCGGGCGTGCCGGTGAATGAATGGGCGCGCGCGTTCTTGCTGCCTAACCTGCGCTCAGATCGGGTGGGCAAGCCCCTGAGTGTTTTCAACTCAACAGAGCGAGGCGCAAAGCCGGTCTTTGAATATGAGATCGAGGGGCGCTGGCTGTTTACGGACTATACGACGGTAGTTATTGAATACATTTACCGCGTGCCGGAAAGCCAATGGCCGGGCTATTTCCACACGCTCGCCATCGAAGCTACGGCCGCAACCCTCGCGCTGCCTATTACTGAGAACGCGAGCAAGGAGCAGCTGCACCGCGCCGTCGCATACGGCAGCCCAAACGAGAAGGGCCGGGGCGGGCTGTTCGGAACAGCTACAAAGGCAGACGCAACAGGCGAGCCTACCCGCTCGCTTCTTGACGATCACGATCCGATCTGGATCGCTCGCTTTGGAGGCTTCCGATAATGCCTAGAGGTCGCCATGTTCAAACCAGCCTCTCAGCCGGAGAGTTCGACCCGCTTCTGTGGAGCCGGGAAGATGTATCGTTTTTCTACAACTCGGCGCGGATTATTGAGAACGCGGTGCCGCTGCCCCAGGGCGGCGCAAAGCGTCGTGAAGGCTGGCGCTTCCGAGCTCTACAGCGCGGGCCGATCACTGCCATTGATCTGAGTGGCGCGACCATCACCGCCTCCAACGGCGGCACCGCTGGCAACCTGACCGACACAGACCGCGCGACGGTTGTTTTGACCACGACTGATATTGACGACGATACGATATTCGAGGTTCTCAAGGTGGACTTGACCGGCGCTGTCGCCGTCTCCCTGGTGGACTTGCACGACGCAAAATTTGTGGGCCTACCCGACGGAGTATCCAGCGCAGTTCTGACCCTTCAAAGCAGCGCGGACAATTCAGCATGGGCCGACGAGGCGACGTTCAACGTCGGGAACGTCGCCTATGATCGACGCTTTGCGGATCTTCCAAACACGCGCCTGGGAACCAAGAGATATTGGCGCGTCGTTGTCGCCAACCCTGACGCGGTTGACCTGGGCGGGGCCGCTGTTTCGATCTCTGGACTGCGCTTCCATGTCGAGGCGGGATATTCCCATTCCGGTACTGTAGGCAATTTCAGCGTGCGCCGCCTGACTTCCTCAATCGAAAACGAGTTCATCCTGGTCTTCACGGCGGGCTGTTGTGACATTTACACAAAGGCCGGTGCCTGGGTGGCGGCGGTGTCTGTGCCGCACACGGACACGCAGGTTAGTCAGATCAAGCAAGCGCCCAACTTGGACACGCTGATAATTTACCACGAGGACCAGCCAACCTATGACATTCAACGCCTGAGCTCTGATGGTGATTGGAAGTCTGGCGAGCTGGTGTTTGACACAGTGACCGAGTTTGCGTTCGATGACGACGCCACCGCCGGTGGAGAGAACGAGATCCAGTTTGTTAGCTTTGCCAGCATGGGTGCGGGCAACAAGGTCTTAGTCGAGCTCAACGGTGACACGAGTGCCGAGATCACCTGGAATAGCAACGCGACGACAAATGCGGCAGCGGTCGAGACTGCGCTGGAAAGCCTCTCTGACATTACATCAGTGAGTGTAAGCGTGAGCGAAGGATCCGGCGTTGATGCCGGGTTAGATATCGAGTTCACGGGCGTTGATGGCAAGATATCTTGGCCAATCATGATTGTGGACATTCTCACGGGATCAGGGACAGTCGTGCTGTCGCGCAAGCAGTTCGGCAAGAAGGATTTTGACCAGCTCTGGAGCGCCACGCGCGGCTATGCGAGCTGCGGCACGTTCTACCAGGGGCGGCACTTCATGGGCGGATTTAAGGCCCGTAAGGATCTCATTATCGCCAGCCGTGCGGGCGCGCTGTTTGACTTCAAAGAAGATATGGATCCGGTCGCAGCATCGCCCATTGTTGTTGCGCCCAACATCGACGACCAAGTGACGATCCACAACATTTACCCTGGGCGGCACCTGCAAATTTTCACGAGCTCGGCTGAGCTTTACATCCCATCAGAGCCGATCACGATTGATAACATCGCGCTCAAAGTGACAAGTCGGCATGGCAGCGCGCCAACAGTAACACCCGTGGACATGCAAGGCGGCACACTGTTCGTTGATCGCAATGGCCGGGCGCTGCGCGAGTATCTATTTACCGATACCGAGCAAAGCTATTCGGCTGAGCCGGTGTCTCTTCTGGCCGGGCACCTCATGTCTTCCCCGCGCTCCTTGGTGTTGCGCAGGTCGCGCGATGTGGACGAGCCCACAATTTTGCTCGTCGCCAACACGGGCACGGATCGCAACGGCGTCACGGTGCCCGCTGCAATGGTTGTTATCGACCGAGCGCAGCAAGTGACCGGCTTTTTCCGCATAGCGACCCAGGGAACGCCCTTAGACTTCGCCACCACTCAAAGCGGCGAGGCCTTTGCTATGGTGTCGCGTGATCTCGCTGGATCCGCCTGGAATTACTTAGAGCAATTCGACGAGGCGTTCATGTCGGATTGCTCCGTCTCGGTATCTGGGTCGGGCTCAACTATTGATGTGTCTGATTACCCCTGGCTTGAGGGTGAGATCGTTGAGGTTCATGGTGATGGGCTCCCCCTGGGGGCCTACACGGTTGCCTCTGGCTCGATAGACCTGGGCACGGCAACATATGCGAGTGTCGCCCATGTCGGGCTTAAACAGGTGCCGCGTATCGTTCTGCACCCGTTTAAGGGTAGAGGGGAAACCTCGCCCACTATGCAAAATATGAGGATATTCCGCGCGCTGTTGCAGCTGGAGCGCACGGGGGCGGCAGCGATTACCGGGCACGACGGCGGAAGACCAAGAGAGATACCGTTTTTCAATTACGATAGCGGAACCACAGATCCGACACTTGAGGAAACTCTGTTTACCGGGCCAAAGCGTGTATCAGGGATGGGGAAGTGGCAGAAAGAGCCTACAATCGAGATCACACAGATAGAGCCTATGCCGTTTTTGTTGCGTTCGTTGACCTACGACGTCCGATATTGAGGGGAAAACCGTAAATGTCATCCGTTTTCACGGCTATAAGCGCGGCCGTCGCCGCGACAGCGGCAACTGTCGGAACAGCGGCCGCTTCGGTTGGCACCGCATTTGGCATGACAGCTGCAACCACAACAGCTGCAACCACAACAGCGGCCGTGTCCACAGCTGCCGCGAGCACGATCACGCTTTCGCAGGTTCTCAGCGCAGGATCCGCGCTGGCAGCTATCGGGCAAGGCTTCGCGGCAAGCGCTGCGGCTAAGGACCAGGCGGCGTTCGCCCAGGTCCAGGGGCTCCAAGAGGAAGCACAGGGCGCGGCCAAGGCGCGGGATCTTAGCCGGGAGTATGCCGAGCTTACGGGTGAACAAAAGGTCATCCAGTTAGCCAACGGGCTAGATATTGGAGTAGGCACGCCGGTTAATGTTGCGCAAAGCACGAGACGCCTTGCTGAGCGCAACCTAGATGTGACCAGGCAGGGCGCGGATAACCGTTCTGCAATGTCTCGGCTGCGCTCAAGAGGGCTTATGTCGGAGGCTCGCAGTTCTGTTCTAGGCGGCTTCGGCCGGTCGGCCGCTATCGGTGCCGATGCGTTCCAATTAACGGGGTAAAACCATGCCATCTATTCGACGTTACGGGCCTTCTATGGTCACTCCTCAGATCTCTCCGCGCCCTGAGCTTGGCCAAGGCCGGGAGAAGTCGTTTGAGGCGTTCGGAAAGGTCTTGGGCTCAGCTCAAGAGTTTATCCGTCCTGCCGTTGTGGCCACGAGAACCGCGCAAGGTGAGCGCGACAGCCTAGAGCAAATAAATAACGACACCTTTGAGCCGCGCCAGCCGTTCACGGTCTACGATCAAGCGTTTAACGCTTCGGCGGATCGGGTCATTGGGGCTCGTGCCCAGGGCGCGCTTGAAGAGGGGATGCGGGCCGCTCAAATCAAGGCAAATGGCAATGTTGGTGTGCTGCGCGTTGAGATGGAACGCACGCGCCAAGAGATCATAGGCAGTCTTCCGGTCGAGCTGCCTGGCTTGGCAACCGAGATCCAAGCTAATTTTGATCGAGGGAAGCTCGCAGCCGAGCGCCAGGCTATCCAGCTGGCTCAGCGGCGTGTTGTGCAGCAACAGAGATCTGCCCTGGATGCGTCCATCACCGCAACCAGGCTGGAAGCGGATCGCCTAGCATTGACCGGCGCGACAGCTGAGGAGCTGGCTGACCACCTGGCGCAATCCACAGAGGCGCTTGCACAGTTCGGGCCGCGCGGTGAGTTCGAGGTCGCGGGCCAGGTCTTCGCGCCGGATGCTTCGCGGGCGGGCACGGTAACGCAAGCTCGCATTACAGCAGAGATGGCCGATATCGCGGAGGACACCAGCCGCCTTATGATCGAGGCCGACTTCATGCGGTCGGAAGCTCCTGGGCAATACGTGGCCGAGTTTAGGCGCCAGGTCTTTGCGGGCAATTCCCCGCTTCCAGCTGGAGAGAGCTTGGAGGTTCTTCGCTCGATGGAGGGGCGCGCGCGCACCACGGAAAGCGCACGGCTTCGAGCTTCTAATGCTGAAAGGTTAATCCTCGAAAAAGGAATGACTGACACGATAAACGGCTACGTTCAAATGGGCGAGGCGGGCGTGCCAGTGGCTATCCCTCAAGAAGAGCGCGCCGGTATTATCAATAACCTTTCCCCGCATCCAGACCTGCAACGGAGGGCACTGACAGAGTTTGCGGTCGCTGATGCGCAAGTAGCAACGCACGGCATGACCGGAACCGAGCTCATGAGCTATGTGTCCTCAGTTCGTGCCGATATGACTGCGGCAGTGGAGCGCGGCGAGCTAGATCTGCAAGGCGCGGCTATAATTGAGAGCCTGCAAGACCAGATCAAGAGAGTTCGAGACGCGGTGTCTGCCGAGACCGTGGGGCTCCCAGTAATAGAGCAACTGATCCGTGACGGAGGGACTGCCGACGACGTGGACTATGACGCCATGCGCGAAAACGCGGCAGGGAACCAGGATGTGATTAACGCAATCGCTGAGGTGGAGGCGTTCCACCGTGACGCTGAGACCTTTTCCGGCATGAGCGCCGAGGAACGGGAGGTCGCGCTGGAAGGCGCTCGCGCTTCGCTTACCGTGCTGGCGGCGCAGGCGAAGGGATACGGGTCTCACGCGCTAACAACGGGCGCAGTAATGGATCGCCTAGAGGCGTGGTCAGATCACCGCCAAGCCCTCGCATCTAGCGACCCGGTTGCGTTCGCTCAATCGGTCGGCGTTGTCCTGCCAGGCTTCGGGGACGCGGAGAATATGGCCCAGCTCGGCGCTCTGATTGGTGTGCGTGTTTTGCTTCTGGCGCCAGCTTCGCGCGCGGAGGGTGTCGATAACCCGGTGCCGCTGACACAGGCTGAGATTGACGGAATATCTGAGGTCTTTGAGGGCAGCTCACGCTCTGAGCGCGCGGAGTTTTTGGCGAGCGTTTCTGCGCTGGGTGAGGATCAAGCGATGGCCATCTTCTCACGCGTTGGTCAATCTGAGCCGGTCATATTTGCGGCCGGGTCCGTCTACGCAAACGGGAACCAGCAAGCGGCCGGGGTCATCCTGCGCGGAGCGGTAGACACCAAGCTCCAGGGCGGTGGACCTATCGAGCAATCTGCGGCGCGCGAAGTATCGCTTGGCCCGCTCCTAGAGCTGGACATGCTCGCGCCCGAGGGTTTGGCAGATCTTGACGTAACGGCGCTGGCCTATGCGCGCGGCCTGGCGATGGCTGCGGGTGGTCGCATAATCGAGCAGGGCGATATCGAAGCAGGCTACCAGGTAGCCCTTGGCAGGCAGGCTGACGGGACCGGCGGGATTGTCGAAACCTCCTACGGGACCACTATCCTGCCTGCTGGATGGAATCGTGCACGGCTTAACCAGGCAATCTTTTTCATGACCGAACAACAATTAACCGATCACGCGAAGGGTCTTGTTGTGGACCGTCTCGGGCGTCGGTTTTCTGTGGCGTCTCTCCTCGACAATATCGAGCAACTCAAACCGTCTTCTGAGGATCCGACCATTTTGATACCGCTTGATGCGGACGGCGCAGCCTTTGGGACAGATAACGGCGGCGAGCGCGGGATCCTTACATTCGACCTCAAGGAGATGGACTGATGGGTAACGGCTTAGTCAAGCTCCAGCCAACAGACGCGCGGATCACTTCGGGCGAGCGAACCACCTTTCGGGACGCGGTGTCGAGCGGCTTCACGAGTGAGAGAGAGCAGATGTGGACGCAAGATAGGCGTCGTGAGGCCGAGGCAATCGAGCCGCTTGATAACTTTTTGCGCACCATCACCTCTGGCGACAAAACCGTGTCAGAAGACACTGTAAACCGCTTGTTCGAGCAAGACTTCAACCCAGACGACGCTCTTCTTAACTCGGTTCTGACTGAGGCTGAGGGCCTGGGTTACGAGATCCCAGACGATGTGCGACCAGCGAGCCTAACCGAGCGCCGCAATAAGATCATGGGTGACGCGGCGGGGCGCGTTGAAGCTGCCGGGGAAGTCCTTTCGCGTGCTGGCGGCTTCGATAGGAATGTTGGTGCCCTGGTTGGTGGCTTGGCTGCCGGGATGACTGACCCGGTAAACCTCATGACACTTCCGGCCGGTGCCCCTATGCGTGCTGGCTTCCTGGCAACGGTCCTTATCGAAGGTGCGGTCAACGCGGCTATCGAGGCGGCGCAAACGCCAGGGCGAAACGTGACGAGGGCTGAGCTTGGCCTTGAAGATGAAAGTATCCTCGAAAACGCTCTGTTTGGTGCCCTTCTCGGCGGCGCATTTGCCGGAACCATAAAGGGTGCGCAGCTCGGAGATCCTTTTATTCGGGAGGCTGGCGCAAAGGCGATGACGAGCATCGGCCGCTTCCTACCAGATCGGAAGGCGCTAATCGAAACCGCTGAGGCGTCGGGTGATGCTGAGGCTCAGTTCATAGCCCAAGTTCTGCGGCGCGACATGGAAGACCAGGAGGCGTCAACGTCGGGCGCGGATGCAGGAGAGGTGCGCGAGCACCAGGAACGCGCCCAGGCGGCGGCTGTGTCGGCCCTGGACGGCACAACGCCCGACATGCCCGACCGCCCGACATTTGCGCAGCCTCGCGCTTCTATAATCGGTGGCGAGATCGAGGAAATTAACCCGAGCGAGTTGCTGGTGCAGCCTGACGTTTTCCAGTTCCGCTCCAATGCCGTGGCAAGCGGCGGGCAGACTGAGCGGCTTCTCAAGGTAACTGAGTGGATGCCGGAGCGTGCTGGCGTGGTGATCGTTTACGAATACGCTGACGGGTCGAGGGCAGTAGCAGACGGACACCAACGCACAGGCCTGGCCGCGCGGATCTCGGCGCAAACAGGTCAAGAGATCAGGATGGCGGCAAAAGTCTATCGTGAGGTCGATGGCTTTACGCCCGAGGATATCCGATATTTGGCCGCGCTCAAGAATATCGGAGAGGCAAGCGACGGCATGTCTCAAGCTATGGCGCGGGATGCTGCGCGTGTTTTGAGGGTTAGGCCCGAGGCAATCATGCAGCTGCCAGCCGGTCCAGGTATCGGCCGGGCGCAATCCTTAGCCAAACTGTCAGATGACGCCTTTGACATGTTCATAAACGAGGTGGTTCCCGAGCGCTTTGCGGAGCTGGTCGGCCGCATGGTTGAGAACCCAGATATGCACGGCGCTATGATGACGCTCCTAAAGCGCACCGCGCCGGAAACGTCGGCCCAGGCAGAGAGCATACTGGCCCAAGCACTCGAAGCGCCGGTGTCGCGCGAGGTCACAAACGACCTTTTCGGAGAGCAAGAGATCGTTGAAAGCCTATACTTGGAGCGCGCCAAGGTTCTGGAGCGTGCCACGCGATTGATGCGCGATGATCGCAGTGTCTTTCGCACGCTGGACGAGCAAGCTGAGCGGATCCAGGGAACCGGGGCCAACCGGCTCGATGAAGCCAGCAACAAGCAGACCAGGCAACAAGTGGAACAAGCTCTCGCGGCGGTGCAGAAATTGGCACACCGAGCCGGGGCAATATCGGAGGCACTAAACGATGGCGCGAAAAGCTATAAAGAAAACGGCCGTCTCAAAGACGCCGCCCAAAGAGTTGCCGATGCTGTCCGACAAGAGGTTGAGCGAAATGGCCTCTCTGGGGCAGGAGATGGCCCTACTGGACGCAATTCAGAACCTCAAGGTGCGAGCACAAATGCACCTGATCCGCTCGAAGGGTTCTCAGACCCATTAGGCCAGGGGTCTAAAGACCAGATAGCCAACACTCAAATAGATCCCATTGTCGAACCTCAAATTGACACCTTGGCGGATATGACACCTGCCCAATCAGCCAAGCTGGAAAACGGCCTAAAGGATGCGCAGGCTTTCCGTGACGTTGACGAGCTCATGATGCGCAGCGCGGCCAATCATGCTGAGCTTACGGGCAGCATTGAAATGGCGGCGCAGAACGCCGGGGTAACGCCTAGATCCGCACCAATTAAAGAGCTGCACCGCGTAGAAGAAAAGATCCGTGATAAGTATTCAGGGAATATAAACCGCATTACCGACGTTGCGCGCGGCGGTGTCGAAGCCCAAACCCCAAAGGCGGCAAACGCTTTTGTCGCTGCGCTCGCGCGCCGTTACCGTGTTCTGGATGAAGGGTGGAACCTGGTCGATGGAGGCTATTTTGACCGCAAACTGACAGTTGTTTTTGATGATGGCCAGTTAGGCGAGGTGCAAATTTGGGTGCCTGGCATGTTTGAGGTGAAGGAGGCTCGTGGCGCTGCTCTGTATAAAATATACAGAAGCAAGAAAGCCTCCCAAAAGAAGAAGGCGGCGGCGCTTAGGGATATGGAAGCCCTTTACCGAGGCGTGATGGATAAGCTGCCACCGCAATGGCGCACGCTATTCGATCAAGAAACGCCTGGGACTGATGCGCCGAGCTCCGCGACGACGGAAACGAATATCTCCTCGGATACCTCCGGCGATCCCTCGTCAGAAAGCACTTCGGCGGGCTTGACCGGCGACCAGGTGCCGTCAGTTCCAAGCAGTAGCATTGACCCCGGCTCTTCCTCCACAGCGGGGATTGAGCGGTCAACTAGAAAAAATCTCATGGGGGATACCTCCAATGCAGATATAAGCAACAATGGTCGCAGTGTCAACGTAGAGCAAACAGACGCCGGATCTCAGGGCTTGTTCGATGGTGTCGAGCCTATCACACAACGCACGAGACTTGACCAGGAAGCGGCTCGCCCAATGGGTAAAGGTGGAACGCAGCCGGATCAAACGGAAATTGGCGGAATGTTCGACCCGGCAGACCCGTCTCGGTTTGACCTGTTTGACCAGGTGCCGGTCGCGCGTGGGTTTGACGACGAGGGCAACGAAGTGTCGATAACAAAATCGCGGGGGGATCTTGCGGCAGAGCTCGATGCAGACGACGAAGCCGTAGCTGTCCTAGATATTTGCATAAAGGGATAAGATCATGAGCCTAGACGAATGTGTCAGACGTGCGGTTGCCGGTGGCGAGATGGACCCGGCGCGAGCGCAAAGAATTGTCGCGCAATACAACGGTGCGTTTGCACAGTTCCAGCAAAGCATGGGCTACAACCAGGCTCAGATAGCGGCAGCGCAGCATGTAGCCAAGGCCGCGCGCATTGCTGCCTCTGAAAAGCGCCGCGTGATGCAACTCCAAGCGTCGTCTACAAAGCGATTAGGCAACCGGATGCAGCAGCACCGCAACATTCGCGGCGATCTGGACCCGGCGCAATTCATGGAGGATCTGGTTTCAAACGCGCGCGGTGCAGGCGGCGCAACCTTATCTGGCCAATATGAAGCGGTGCGCCGCTCCTTCCGGCGCGATCTGACTTTGGCGATACAGTCATTCAGGGCTAATCTGTTGGGCACCCGGCGCAAGCAAGAGCTTCTTGACGATGTGGGGCGGTCCATCTTTGGGGAGACTGTTACCGACAAAAAGGCAACCGGCATTGCAGCCTCTTGGGCTGGCGTAGCCGAGCGCGCGCGATTGCGAGCGAACGCGGCTGGGATGCACATTGGCAAACGTAAGGATTGGGGGCTTCCGCAAAGCCACAGCACAAAAGAGGTGCGCAAGGCGGGATATCAAGAATGGCGAGACTTCATTCTCCCGCGCCTGGATCTGGACACAATGGGCCGCGAGTATAACAACGGCTTGCCATTCACACCTCAAAGCATCGAGGCGCTCCTGAAGGACGCGCACGAGGCCATCCGAACGGACGGATATTCTCGCCGGTCGGCTGCGGCTCGCAACGGTTCAGCGATGTATAACAAGCGGTCAGATCATCGGTTCTTCAAGTTCAATTCTTATGATGATTGGAAGGGATACAATACGCGGTTTGGCTCGGGCCAGGATATCTTTAGGGTGATGATGGGGCACCTGGACAATGTGGCGATGGATATCTCCATGATGGAGGTCTTAGGGCCGAACCCAACTCACAGTTTTCGCTTCTTGTCGGACGCAGCCAAGCAGCTCGCCAGCAGATCACCAGACCCCAAGGCTCTGGACCGCGCCACGCGCGTAACCAAGAACGCTGATGATATGATGGACGTGTTTACCGGCCGTTCCAATATGCCTCAAAACGAGATGCTTGCGCGCGGTGGGTCGGCCTTGCGAAGCTACCTCACGAGCGCGCACCTCGGATCTGCCGTGGTTACAAGCGTGACGGACTTCAACACGCAGCGCGTAGCGGCGGGCTTCATCGGCATGAAAAAGCTAGGCTTTATGAAGCAGCTCGCGGCCTTGGCTACGTCACCAGATATGCGCGCAGAGGCGAACCAGGCGGGCCTTATTTTCGAGAACGCCGTGGACATAGGTAACGCCGTTGGGCGTTTTGAGCTTGAGGAAATGCACATCGAGACGGCCACGCGGCTGGCTGACTTCACTATCCGAGCTTCCGGCCTGGGCTGGCTTACTGAGGTTCAGCGCCAATCGTTTGGGCTGGAGTTTATGAGCCAAGCAAGCAAGTGGGCGCAGGGGTCTTGGAAGGATATGGACCCACGGTCTCAGCGCATGTTTAAGAGCTATGGCATAGGCGAGAACGATTGGCCGGTCATCCAGCGCGCAAAGATCCACCAGGCAAGTAATGGGCTTCGCATGTTGCGCAGCCAGGAGATCGAGGCAGCAGGCAGTGCCGCCATTGCTGATAGGTATATGGAGGCGATCACGAGCTTAATAGAGTTTGCGGTTCCATCGACTAGCATCTACGGCAAGGCTGTTGTTCTGGGTCGGACGCAGCCCGGCTCTATTGGTGGCGAGTTCTTGCGGTTTGGCCTCCAGTTCAAGAGCTTCCCCGTCACGGTGCTGGTAACTCAAGTGGGCCGCATGATGGCTGAGAGCAACCAGGGGCGAAAAAGCTCGGCGCTGTCTTATGCTGCCGGGCTTCTTGTTGGAAACACAATCCTTGGCGCGCTGGCTATGCAGATGAAAGAAGTAACCAAGGGTAAAGACCCGCGAAGCATGGACAGCATGGAGTTTTGGTTGTCCGCTATTGCCCAGGGTGGTGGCTTTGGCCTGTTTGGTGACTTCCTGTTCTCGGATGTGAACCGCTTTGGCGGCGGGGTTGGTGAGAGCTTGGCTGGTCCTGGGGTTGGCTTCCTGGATGACATGCTCCGGTTTACCGTGGGCAACGCGCGTGAGGGGATCATGGGCGAAGACACAAAGGTAGGCCGTGAGTTCGTGCATCTCTTGCGCAATTACACGCCGGGCGGTTCGCTTTGGTATCTGCGCCTCGCTTATGAGCGCGAGGTTCTTGACCAGCTCCAGCGTATCGTGGATCCCAAGGCTGCGCAGTCATTCCGTAGGCGCGTTCAGAACGCGCGGGACTACGATACACAGTTCTTCGCGCCGCCGGGTTCTTCTGTTATGCAGGGCACAGGTCGCGTTCGGGCACCAGATATAGCAAACGCTTTCGGAGGTTAATCACATGACGGTTGCGGCAAATGATCTTTTGGTAGGGCCGCTTGTCCCGGCTGATGGCGTCACGTTAATCTCCTTAGATTTCTACTTTGAGGACAACGGGCACCTAGAGGTCTACAAGGATGGCTCCGAAACGCCTCTCGTAATCTCGACGGATTACACTGTCGCAGCACCAAGCACAGTCAACGCGACAGACGGCTCCATATCGCTCGTGGTCGCAGCTGATGGGGTAAGCAGTTACGCGGTTTTCCTAAATCAGCCAATCGTTAGAACGGCAGATATCCAGTTCAGAGGCGAGCTTCGCAGCCCTATTTTTAACGTGTCCCTGGATCGGATTATTAGGTCAATGCAGGGGCTAAACACCCTTACAAATAGGGTTCTAAGGTTCTCTCGCAATTCCCTGGTGCCTGGCCCATTGGAAACGCTGACCGCTGCGGGTCGCGTGGGAAAGGCGATTGGTTTCAATGCTGATGGAACAGAGCTTTCGCTGGTTGATGCGCCCGATGGAGTGGCGGCGTCTGCGGCCACGGCAACAGCGCAGGCCGGGATTGCCACAACAAAGGCGGGTGAGGCATCGACCAGCGCCGCCGCTGCCGCAACTTTTGACCCAGCCCTATTCCAAGGCATACGAGCCACGCTGACAAGCATAGGTCTTCTAGGCACGGCTGCGGGCAAGATGATCTACACGACGGCTGAGAGCGTATGGGCCGAGGCGGATTTAACTACCGCTGCGCGCACTTTCTTAGCGCAAGCGAGTGCAGCGACGCAGCGGACCGCGCTCGGCGTTGCCGAAGACAGCGCAGACGCTGACCTAACCGTCACCCCAGACGGCGCGTTGCGGCGCGACATTGGCAAGGCATATATTGATGCGCACGGGGTGGTTCAAAGGGTTCGTGCGGAAATCAACGCTGTCTCTACGTCCACGGCAACTATCCCCGAGGACGACACCATTCCGCAAAATACAGAAGGCAATGAGCTTCTAACACAAGCAATTACACCGACAAACTCATCTAACAAACTGCACATACAAGCAATCGTATACGCTGGTGTGTCTACTGGGCGAGAACTAATACTAGCCTTGTTTCAAGACAGCACGGCCAACGCGGTTGCTGCGATGATCCAAAACTGCCAATCATCCCTCGCACCCCATGCTGTCATTCTTGACGCGTATTTAACCGCTGGAACCACGTCTGAGACAACTTTTAAATTAAGAATTGGACTCAATAGTGGTGCAACGATGACAATAAACGGGCAAAGTGGAAATCGGCGGTTTGGTGGTGTTATGGTTTCGTCGCTTACGATCACGGAGATAAAGGCATGATGGGTCTATCCCTCGGGTGCAGCGCACATAGTGGCAAGCAGGTAGGATTTGCAAATGGCCTCTGAAAACTGGCACCTCGATAAGCGGGTGCCTCTCGCCCTGATTTTAACAATCGCAATCCAAACGGGCGCGGCGCTCTGGTTCATGGCAACGCTGAGCGCGCAGGTCGGCGTGAACTCAGCCGAGATTGCCCGGCTCAACGTGCGAACCAGCACCGTTGAGATCATCGGCCAAGCCCAAGCGGTGCAGCTCGGACGGATCGAAGAACAGATTTCGGGCGTGCGTAGCGACCTGAGCAGGCTTCTCAACGCCATTGAGCGCCAACGCCCTAACCCCCAACGCAGGAGATAAACATGCGTAAAATCACCGAAATAATTATCCATGCGACTGCGACCCGCGCCGATTGGTGGGCTAACCGCAGCACCTCGGACAAGGTTGCGGAGGTCAAGAAGTGGCACGTTGACGGGCGCGGCTGGTCCGACATTGGCTACCACTTCCTAATCGACCGAGATGGCACAGTAGCCGAGGGGCGACCGATTGAACGCACGGGCGCACACGTTAAGGGCCACAACACGGGCACCATCGGCGTCAGCCTGTTTGGCGGTCACGGCGGCGAAAAAGACGGCGCATTTGACGACAATTTTACCGAGGACCAAGGCGCGGCGTTGCGCACGTTGATTGCGCGCTTGCAGTCCGAATACGGGCCGGGATTGAAGCTGTCCGGGCATCACGAATACGCCAACAAGGCTTGCCCTTGCTTCGATGTGCGGGCGTGGTTCGCGCGCAAAGCGCCTACAGCCCGCACTAGCCCCGCGCAATCAACCACACTGCAAGCGGCGGCGGTGCAAATCGCGTCTGGCTTGGGCGCAGGCGGCACAGCTATTGGCGCGCTAGACGGCACGGCGCAAATCGTGGCGATGGTATTCGCTGGCGTTGTCATTCTTGCAGCGCTCTGGATTGTGCGCGAGCGGCTTTCTAAATGGGCGGCGGGCGACAGATGATCGGCTGGTTCCTAACATCGCGCATCGGTCGCGGCCTCGCCTATCTCGGGCTGGCCGCGTTGGCAGTGCTGGCAATCTGGACGGGCGGGGGGCGATCCGAGCGCGCTCGTCAAAACGCAAAACGAATGGAGGAATATCGTGAGACACGCAAGCGCGCGGACGAGGCTGATATTGGCGACGGTGATCCTGACGCTGACCGTAAGTGGTTGCGCGACCGTGGCGAGTAACGATGCAGCCCGCGACGTGCTGGGGCCGCGTATGACCGCCCATGCCGCCGCTCTGGCCGAGGACGGTGGCCCGCGCAGCCTCACGACCGGGCGGGCGCTCATAGCCACGTTTGACGCTGTTTTCGGGGTGCAGTGATGCAAAGAAACTGCCCCGCCCGGTTGGTCCCGGTGCGGGGCTTTTGTTTGCGTGGTAGTGGTTATCCCAGCGAAACGCGGTTCGCGTCTGCCTTGGTCGCTGTATCGAAGAGCTCGCGCTTGATCGGTTTGAGTTTTTGGCGCTCGGCCTCTTCAATCTCGGTGGTGAAATAGTACGTGATCCGCTCGATACCCTCATGGGCAATGCGGCGTGCTCGATCCCACAGCGCCTTGTCAGGGCTTTCGACAGTCTCGCCTCGTGACCATGCCGCAAGCATCGCCCCTGCCTCTGCGCTGACGTGCTGGCCGGGGTTAAAGCCCATTCGGTGCTGGTCCTGGATCTTATGCGGCAATCCCAGGTTCACGACGCCTGGCGCGGTTGGCTCCATCGTGAGGGATAGGGTCATCTCGTACTTGAACCGCTTTTCACAGATCGGCACCCAGCCTTGAGACTTCGGCACCACCTTTCCACGGTCATCCTTCTGGCTGAGGTCTAGCTTTTCGTCGGCACGCAGGCAAAAAATGATATCGGATCGCACCTGCAAAAACCCGTTCATCATCTTCTTGTGCCGGGCCTTGGCTTGCAGCCACTTGCCTGGACCGGTCCCTGGGCTTGCCTCCATGATATCGAACAAACCGCCCTGGCCGTCGTATTCGTGTGACGCGCTGTCCAGGACGATTGCCTTAAACCCTGCCGCCTCAGCAGCCTTGACCGCCTGTAAATAGCGCTCGGGTGTGAATGGCGGCGCGAGGTCCAGGTGCTTGAAGTTGAAGTTGCTGCGGTAGTGCTTGGCGCGGCCTGCCTCAGTGTCGATCACCGCAAAGGGTTCATCGCCACAAATCCCCGTGGCCAGCTCCATAGCTGACCAGGTTTTCCCGCCACCGGACGCGCTCGCAATAGAGATCAACAGATGGTTGTCGCCCTCGCCTGGATCTTTGAATGTGAAGCTCATTCGATCACGTCCCGCTCGTCTTGGTTCGCGCCCTGGACAGCTGCCGGTTGCCATCCGTCTGGCGCTTGCCACTTGATCGCCATTTCCAGCAGATCCTTGCCCGCGTCTTTGGCAGCCAGCTCGGCGTCTTTATCCGCGACCAGGTTGCGCTCGTGCCATTCGGGGCACTCCAGCTTGATCGTTTTGGAGATCATGCCAGGCCAGTTGTTTGAGCTCAGGCATCGCCCCCAGATGTGCAGCGCACGCTCGCGCCGCATGAGGGCGTTAGCCAAGAATGTGGGATCAACCTGGGCAACCAGCAGGAGATAAGGCGCGCTCGTTTCTTGCACCACAAAGTATTGCTCGGGGTCTTTGCCGGTAAGCATTTTCGCGCCCATGTGGTAGTGCGCGGCCGTCAGATCCCAACCGGCTCCGGCCGCAAACTTGGCCAGGCTGTTAGGTGAGATATCGGTGCCAGTGGTCTTGTAGTGGATGACGATATTCGCCTCTTTCGAGTAGAAGTCAGGACGGCACCGGCACATAACCCCCGCTTCTTTCCACATAATTGTGCCCTCTCGCACAAGCGAACCGGCGTTCTCTGGCCGGAAGAATCTCCCAATCTCAGGGTTCTCCATGACCTGCTCGCGCGCGGCCTGCGCCATAGCACGCACTCGGGGCATGTTGCTCTTGAGGATTGGCGTTTTGCCTAGAGCATAGGCGACTTCGCGCGCGTCCTTTGCTGCGCCTGACCGGAAATCTTTGGCGTCAATCTCCGCAATGGGAGAGCCCACACCAGTGAACATGCGGTGCGCGGCCGACCCGAGGTCGAAGATGGCCTTCTCCTCGCTCTCGGCGTCTTTGTTGAGGCGCGGGGTATTCTGCCAGACCTTGCGGGCTGCGGTGGTCAAAAGATTGCGCACCAGGGAGCTTGTTAGGCTCGGCTCGTCCATTGGATCCGCCAGGTAGGTTTTGAAATCCATGTCCTCAAGAATTTTTGGCAGTTGCATCGTCTATCTCCTTTTTCATTTTGGCTTTCATCTCGACAAGCCCCTTAAAATCTTCGGCTAGTAGCATATCCACCAGCGTTCCGCCGCGCCTGGCCTTCCAGGATCCTCGGCGCTTTTGGCAGGTCTCGCAGCAAAACCGTTGCCGACCGTCATCCGGCGCAAATGTCTTGTTGCACTCGTGCCAAAGGCAGACCCTCGCGGGCCTCACGGCATCACCGCACTGGCCAGAAGTAAGAGGATCCAGCCCGTCCCGAAAATGGCGAGCACTCCGATAAGGTCGCCAATCACATCCCTAATCCGCATTTTCAAACTCCACTTCATTCCAAAGCGAACGGATCGCCTCGGCTAAGTCTGTGGGCAGCTTGTCAATATCCACATGAACATCGAGGATCTGGAGGGTGGTGATCTCGATGGTGTCGGGGTTCACGCTGTCCCATGTGGGGGAGCCCGGCACCCCGTAACTGTCGGGCGAGGTGGTGGCGCTGAATACCACCGTAACTTCCTCGCCCGAGTGTGTGCCCTGGACGTTCAAGTCTGAACCTCGACGTGCGGGATCCGTCCCGCCCATAAGGCATCAGTCAACGCGATATCATCAAGGCTCTTGTCGCCGGTCGTGATCTGCACAACCGCCGCGAGGATATCAGCACGAATTGCCGCGCGGCGGCTCACGTCATTGGCGCGCACTGTCTCGGCCTCAGCTTCCTCGCGCGCGATCTGGGCAGCCTCAGCGGCCTCTGCCTTGACCTTGGCCGCAGCGTCCTCGGCGGCCTGCGCCACTTGACGCTCAGCCTCGCGCACAGCTTCGGCCTTGGCCTCTACCAGTTCGCGCTGGTGGCGCTCATCAGCTTCAATCCGCGCGGTTTCGGCCTCTTTGCGAGCGGCCTCAGACGCCTCAGCTGCAATACGGTCCCGCTCTTTCGCAGCGGTAGCGTCCTGTTCGGCCTTGCGGCTTTCTTCCAGGCGCTGGCGGGCGGTCTCTTCGGCCTCCAAGCGCATCTCCTCTTGCTTGCGCTGGCTCTCAGCCTCTACGGCCTTCATCCGCTCCATCTCCACGCGCATGGCCTCTTGCTTAACCTCTTGCGCCTCACGGTCCTCAACCATAACCAGCTGAGCCTTGAAGCCCGTCAACGCATCGCCAAGCTCGTTAACCGCGCGGAGCTGAAAGTCGGGATCGAACCGCTCTGTTATGTTGATCGCTCTCAGCTCCTCAATGATTGGCACGATATCCGCAGCCTTCATGTCCCAGCGCACGCGGTTCATGTTGAACACATCAAGACGCGCTTCCTGCTCTGCCAGGCGCGCTTCCTCGGCCTCCTCCCATTCCTTTAGGGGCTTGCGAACCTCGTCGCTCAAGGCCTCCAGGCGGTCCACGATCAGCCGCCGGGTCTTGTTTACGCCGTCAATCTTGGCGCGCGCGTCGGCTGTGATGGTTTTGCCTACCCGGTCCATCGTCGTTTTGGACCGCGTGATTTTGTAAGCGTAAGACGTGATCGCATCGCGGCCCTTCTTGCTGGAAAGGTCGGGCACAATCGAACGCGCTTCCTCCTCGATGCGAACGATAATCGCCTCGATCTTGGTTTCATCGGCATACGCTGCAAGGATGCTTGGCATTTCGGGCAGCGCCAGGAACGTGGCTATGTCAGGTGTTGTCATTTTGGATTGCCTTCTAAGCTTTGTCGCCAAGCAGGGCGTTGATGCGGTTAATTTGCTTGGCGATAACCTGGGCAGGAGGGCAGCGTTCCGCTTCCCGAGTGGCGGTTTTCAAGAAGTAGGGAATATCCATCACCATTTTAGGGTGCTGATATCCGGCCAAATTGTCCAAAACCGTCCGCGAGAATTGCAGCTCGTCTTTCAATTTTGTGACCATTGCATTTGCGTCATAGACGAGCGCCGTTACGCGGTCGCTTTCATCCATGTGTTCCTTAACTGTGCGGCTCATTTGGTAGGATCCTTTCGGGGTTTCGTTAACGGTCCCAAAGCAACAGGACGGTGCCTATTGCCTTGGATGAAGTTTTCACCAAATCGTCATTGTCGATCAGGTTGATGAAAAAGCGCTCAAGATCCTGGAGGTTTTCAAACTCCAAGCGCGTGATGCTCGCGCCGTGATCGTTCACGACGGTGCTTTGTCGGCACCGCGTATTCCTGGCCACGATATCGCTGGCGGTTTTGTAGGGTCGCGGGCTCATTTGCTGGCCCTTTCTACGCGTGCTTCGCGCAATATGCGGTGGATATCATCGCGCACCTCGGCGCTGGTCGGGTCGCGCCCCAGCTTGAGGGCCAGGGCGTCCCAGATCGTCACGCAGCGGCCTTCGCTTGGTCATAGAGGGGATCGCCAGGCATCAGGCGGATCACGTCGTTTTCAAAGTAATCCTCGCGGCCGTTGCTGTTGTTCTCAACGTCCAGGGAGTGACGGACCCAGGCAGGAAAGCCGATTGCCTTCTTGCAGCGCACCTTTATCAGTTCCTCGGGAACACCTGCGGCCCAAGGCTTTGCGGTTATCTGGACACCGCACCGATTGCGGCCGTTCATCAACATTCCGTTGCTTATTTTCACGCTGATCTCCTTTTTCTGGCGCATTGGAAGGGATCCCCGCGAGGATCCGAGCCGATGTGTCAGGCCTCAACGCCCTGGGACCGCAGGAACCGCTTAGCCGCTTCCCGTGCTCCGTTGTTGAGCTGCCGCTGCCAGGCGCTTTGCGATGGTGCCCACCGAAACCCATTGCTCTTGAGCTCGGCCCGCACGTCATCACGGGGCTTGCCTGCAAAAAGGATCTGGAGCCGGTTTTCGTCAAAGTTATCGACCACCGCGCACAGGCCTTCGTACATTTTAGAGACGTTCTCGCCGCCTGCTGCCTCGGCCTCGGCGTGAGCTGCCCGCAATACCGAAACCCGCTTTTCCATCCGCTTGATGTTGGCGCTGTTGTTGCTCAACTGGTATCCAGCAAAACCGATCCGATTGGCAAAATCTGGCTTGAGCGCCTTCCGTATGGAACCCTCGCCCCAAGGCTTGCCGGTTGCCTGAGCCGCCTTTTCCATCCACGGCTCCAGCTCTTCAATAGGGCTTTCAGCGTTCATGCCAGCCTTGACCGCCTTACGGATCACCTTGTTTGCTTCCCGCATGAAGTCTTGAAGGCCTTGCGCCGCGTCAATCTGGTCTTGGAGCTTCCGCACTGCGGCCGGGTCGTCTGAGCTGATCCCGCCGGAGCCTACGCTATCGGCTGCACCCCGCAACTGCGCGGCCTTCTTGCCGTTCTCGACGCTGGACCGCATGGCATTATCTGCCCGCTTGAGTGCTGCCCGGTGCCGTCCCTCACTGTGGTGCCCGACCAATATCGGCTGACCCAATGGGATCCCGCTGACACCTTCCCGCATGTCTGACCGCGCATAGGCGTCCAGGCTGGCCCGCTCGGCCCGATCCGCTGCCATTGACAGCCGGTCCCGCCGCGCTTCTTGTTTCTGTTCGTATGCGTTCACTTTTTTCTCCTGGATTAAAAGCTCAAGGTCGGTTTGCCGCTCGCCTGGCTGGCTGTCGCTTGCGTTGTCGAAAAGATCAAACTGCATCTCTGGGCCTCCTTTTGAGCTGGGCACCATCACCCTGCAACAATGGTTATGACGTAAGACGCTGGACAACGCAACAGCTATTTGTCAAATATAAGTAAGAAATTTGATGAGGGGTGCACAAGTGGACGATAATAAAGACGAATTGATACTGGCACGCGCCAAGGAGATTCGAGGCGAGCGCGGTGGGTCGCTCACTGACGCCATGATCCAGGCGGAGCACGATCTAACGCCACCAGAAGAGATTGCCCTGAGCTTCACAATCGAGGTTCATGTCAAAAAGCGTGTTTCCCGCTGGATCACTCAGGTGTTCACGCCAACCGACACGCACACAACAGAGGAGCGCCTGGCTGCATATGTATCCACGGTTCTCAATCGGGCGCGTGTGACCTCGATACGCTTTGCAGAGGAAGCGCCCGACATTGGCGAGGGCGGCGCGGTCACGATGCGTCGGGCACAATTCCAAGAGAAGGCACCAAAGTCATGAGCACCCCACTCGCGGAACGTATGAAGCTGCACAAGCCTGGACAGATCACCTGGCCCGAGCCTGAGTTGAAAGAAGAGTGCATATCTTGCCGCCACTACTACAAAGGTGACACGGCGCATGTTGACAAGGGCCGGTGTGATCTAGTGCGCAAGCACGACGCCAGGGCCATTGGTAGCGCTTTTTTCGGCGCTACAGCCACAGCCTGCTCGATGTTTTCGCCAGGCGTTTGCGACAGAAAGGACGAGTTGTGAAACTGAATAGCGAAAATCCCGGCGCGATCATGATGGCAGAGCTCAACGTGCTGGGGGCTGCGGTCAAGATCATCCTGGCGGGCGGTGCCGGTCTTACTGAGGACCAGGCAAAGCGGGCCAGCGGTGCCTCGTACCACCTTTGGAAAGCCAAGAGCGACACCATCAACAGCCTCGTGTCTGACCTGGAGGGATAGCCAAATGGCCGAGTACCCAGCAATGCCCCTCTTCACAGATGCCATCATTGCGGACTGTATGCACCTGACCGGAGAAGAGTTTGGGCACTACATGCGGCTGCTTATATTCTGCTGGCGCACGACTGATTGCCGCCTGCCAAACGATGACCTCCGGTTACGCACGATGCTTGGCTTGACGCCAAAAAAATGGCTGTCCATCAAGCCTATATTGCTGTCGTTTTTCGTGGAGATTGATAACGAGCTGATGCAGAAAAAGCTCACGAAAGTGCGCCGAGCGGTTCAACAATCGGTAGAACAAAAGCGAGACGCAGGGTTACGTTCTGTAGAAGCTAAGCGCTTGAGATCATTCAAAGCGAAGTCAACGGGCGTTGCAACGGGCGTTGCAACGGGGAATGAACGGGCGTTGCAACAACCAAAACCAAACTTATCTAAAGATAAGGGGCGGGAGGCTTTTTTAGTTTTTTGGGCAGAGCAGATTAAGGAAGGAAAAAGGGTGCCTCAGACAGCTCTCAAGCCTAATGATGTGAGGGAGATCGCGGCACGCAACCTTGTCTCTCCTGAGCAACTTCTGGCGGCGGGGATAAGGATCTAATGTGGCGCGCAGCGTTCGATTTTTTTGGAGGGCAACATGGCTCAGCGTGGCGTGATCGCTTTTACCGATACCAAGGCGCTTACCCTTCGTATCGACGCCTATTTCGACAGCCTTACCAAAACCCGCACATTCAGGGGTAAGGGTGACGACGGGAAGCCCATCAGTTGGGAAGAGGATTACCAGGTGCCTCCAACAATGGCAGGCCTAGCTCTCGCCCTCGACACCACCCGTGTGACCCTCCTGCACTACGGGAAAGGGGAGGGCACAAGAGACGATGGTTTTATCCCGGTAATCGCGCGGGCAAAGATGCGGATCGCTGAGTTTGCCGAAACAGCGCTCTACACCAGGGAGGCTGGAAGCGGTGCCCAATTTGCTCTGCGTGTGAACCACGGATATGGCCTGGAGGAAGAAGGAGGCAGGGGTGAGGGCTTCACGGTCGTTACGGTCCCGCCTGCGGCTAACGAGGCGCTTGTCGCCATACCTAAATGGACCCCAGAGGAGACCTAAGATGGCCGCATATGAAACGCAGGGCGAAACTGACGAATGGTACACTCCCGCGTATCTCTTTGATGCGTTGGGCGTATCGTTCAATCTGGACGTGGCTTGCCCGCCCGAGGGTCCGCGGCATGTGCCCG